AAAGGCACAAACGCATACGATGCTGGTATGTTCTACTGCCCATACGTACCGCTGCAAATGGTTCGTGCAGTTGATACTGGTACATTCCAGCCAAAGATTGGCTTCAAGACTCGTTACGGTCTGGTAGCAAATCCATTCGCAGAAGGTACAGACCAAGGTCTTGGCGCTCTGACAACACAGAGCAACAACTACTACCGTGGTTTCCGTATTGCAAACTTGATGTAATTAAATAACCACCGCAGAGTGGGATTTAAAGAGGCATCTTCGGATGCCTCTTTTTTTATCTTATAAATAAACATATGACAGTTCTTACACGCAACCCTACAAATCCAAATTCGTTACAGCCTAACAAGTTTACGCTGAACTTGGCTCGTACACCAAATCTGCAATACTTTTGTCAAACGATTTCTTTGCCTGGTCTTTCAACATCAGAAATTCCTGTGCAAAACCCATTCGTTGAATTGTATGCACCTGGTGAAAAAGCAATCTATGATGTATTGAATGTTACTTTTATTGTTGATGCTGAGATGTTGTCATGGTTAGAAATACATGATTGGCTTCGTGCTATGACATTCCCTACCGAGTATGAAGAATATCAAAACTTGGCAAATTTAAACAAGTTTACCACCGCAGCAGCATCAAATTTACCACAGTATTGTGATGGTGCAGTAACGATTCTTTCTGCATCAAACAAACCTTATTACCGTTTCAACTTCAAAGATTTATTTCCCATTTCTCTTTCTGGTTTCGTTGTGTCATCTACCGACACACCAGATACCATCATTACAGCAGACGCTACATTCAGATTTACCTATTATAACGTAGACAAATTATTTTAAATGTGATATACTCCTAATAGGAGGTATAATATGAGCAAACTTGACGAAGTATTACAAATGTGGGCTGCGGATTCTAATATAGACCGCACTGAACCAGGTAAAGCACTGATTGATATTCCTAAACTACACTCAAAGTATTTGAACATTCTTTCGTCACATCGGTTATTGGCTAAAGAAGCAGAATTCAACTACAACAAGTGGCGTAAACTCAAATGGGAATATTATACAGGTAGACTTGATGAAGATGAATTATCCAAACGTGGATGGGAACCATTTCCTTTTACACTCAAATCCGAGATCAATACATATCTAGAAGCGGATGAAGACATCAACAAGTATCTTGCAAAGAAGTTATTGCATGAAGAAATCGTTGAGGTCTGTCAAGCCATAATCAAAGAGTTGAACAACAGAACATGGGAACTTCGTTCCTTTATTGATTGGGAAAAATTCATACAAGGTGTCTGATTTAATATTACATAAACAAGATGAAGCGTTTATCAAGTTTGAGTGTGAAAAAAGTGTTGCACAAGAACTTGCAGACTACTTTACTTTCTATGTGCCAGGTTATCAGTTTATGCCTGCGTATAAGAATCGTCTTTGGGATGGTAAGATAAGACTTGCTGACCTACGAACATATACTATCTATCATGGTCTTGTTCCTTACATTGAGAAGTTTTGTGAAGAGAGAAACTACAAATTTGAGGTTGATGCTACTGTAAGTAATGCAGAGAGTTTTTCAGCATTGGAGGCTAATGAGTTTCTAGAGCAACTTAATCTGGACAAAACCATTATAACAGAAGGCATAAGGGAATATCAATACAAGTCATTCATTACTGCCGTAAGAAGAAAAAGAATGTTGTTGTTATCACCAACTGGTTCAGGTAAGTCTCTGATACAATATCTGATACTGAGATATCTACAATACAAAGATTACAAAAAAGGTTTACTGATTGTACCGACAACTTCACTTGTTGAACAAATGTATTCCGATTTTAAATCTTATGGCTATGATGCAGACACATATTGTCACCGACAGTATTCAGGTAAAGAGAAACACACAGATAAGTTTCTGACAATTACTACATGGCAATCTATCTACAAGAATCCTCCTGAATACTTTGAACAGTTTGATTTTGTATTAGGTGATGAAGCACACCAGTTTAAAGCAAAGTCTTTGACCACTATCATGACTGGTTTGAAGAATGCATCATACCGTATTGGTTGCACAGGTACTATTGATGGTACACAAACTCACCGACTTGTACTAGAAGGTTTGTTTGGTCCCTTGTATCAATCAACAACTACTGCAAAACTGATTGAGAACAAACAACTAGCAGACTTTCGTATCAAATGTTTGGTATTAAAATACTCTGAAGAGATTTGTAAACTGTCACGTGGGTGGGATTATCAATCTGAGATAGACTACATAGTAAGTAGTAGAGCAAGAAACGAATTCATTCGCAACCTTACATTGTCACTAGAGGGTAACTCACTTATACTTTTCAATCTTGTAGAGAAACACGGCAAGAATCTACACAAAATGATTGAAGAGAAGGCTACCAATCGACATGTGTTTTTTGTTTACGGTGGCACAGACGTAGATGTTCGTGAAAAAGTTCGTGCTATTACTGAGAAAGAAAACAATGCCATCATTGTTGCTTCATACGGCACCTTTTCTACCGGCATTAATATACGTAATCTTCACAATGTTATTTTTGCATCACCATCTAAATCAAGAGTGCGAAACTTACAGTCAATCGGTAGAGGGCTTCGTATAGGTGACAACAAAACTGAAGCGGTTCTCTACGACATAGCAGACGATTTTAGAATTGGTAAACATGTTAATTATACGTTGCAACACCTGCAAGATCGTGTTACCATTTATGATGAGGAAAAATTTAAATACAAATTCTACAATATAGAGGTCAAGAATGCATAACGTAAAACTTATAAGAATGCAGTCTGGTGAAGATATCATGGCTTCTATGTTTGAGGATGAGAACTCAGATCAAATACAAATCAATGATCCCATGCGAATTGTTTTTCGTCGTTTACCCACAGGTCAAACCATGATGATGATGATGCCATGGCTTCCCGTTGAATTGATTAAAGAAAATTCTGCATTGATTTATTATTCAGACATTGTGACTGTCGTTGAACCAAAAGAATCTATGATTCGTTATTACGACAAACTGGTTGAGAGAACACTAGAAGAGATGGTAGATTCTGATAAATTGATTGAAGACCTATTAGAAGAAAACGAAGAAAAAGAAATTGAAGAGGATGTGATGGAAGAAATTGTTGAACAAATAAAAGAAGTGAGAAATAAGAAACTACACTAATAGGAATTTTTGTTATGTCAAAAGTGGTGACATTCGTTATACCAAGTAGTGCAAAACAAGCATATCAAGACTTATCAGAAAAATATTCTGCAATTGAACCACCTACGTGGGCGTTGCTGCTTGCACAAGCCGTTCGTAAAGAGGGATATGATCCTTGCATTTTAGATTTTGATGCGGATCCATCACCCGATCTTGAACATGCCGCACATCGTGTTTCTGGTACCAACACAGACATAGCAGTATTTGTTCTTTACGGACAAAATCCAAACTCAGGCACCACAATGATGATTGGTGCATCAAGACTAGCAACTCAACTTAAACTTATACGACCATCAATCAAGATTGTTTTTATTGGCTCACATGCGTCTGCATTGCCGTATGATGTGATTGGTTTACCTTATGTTGACTTTGTGTTTATCAATGAAGGTGTGTATGGTCTGTTAGACCTACTTCAAACAAACTACAAAGATAATTTAGATAAAGTTCGCGGTCTTGTTTATAAAAAACACGGCTTTGCGGCAACAGGTGCACCAGGAGAACTTGTAAAAACAGAAGACATGGACCGTGTGATGCCTGGTTATGCATGGGATTTAATAAATTTTAATAAGTATCGCGCACATTATTGGCATTCAAATTTTCTTGATGAAGGTCGCACACCATTTGCTGCAATCTCCACATCGTTAGGTTGTTCCTTTGGTTGTAACTTCTGCATGATTAACATTGTGAACCGAACATCGTATAAACAAAATGTTGTATCAGCAGACTCACGTGGTATGCGTTTTTGGTCACCAGAGTTGATGCTCAAAGAGTTTGAGTATCTTTGGGAGAGAGGTGTTCGCACAGTTCGTTTGACCGATGAGATGTTCTTTCTCAACAAAAAATATTATGTGCCAATCCTACAGGGTCTTGTTGATCGTGGTATCAAGTTCAATTTTTGGGCATATGCACGTGTAGATTCTGTTCGTAAAGATCAGCTAGATTTGTTTAAGAAAGCGGGTGTTAATTGGCTTGCACTAGGCATTGAAGCAGGTAATCCACAAGTTCGTTTAGAAATTGACAAAGGTCGTTTCAAACAAGTTGACATTCGTGAAGTTGTGCAAGATATTAAAGATGCTGACATCAATGTGCTTGGTAACTATATGTTTGGTTTTCCAGAAGATACAATGGAAACAATGCAAGAGACACTTGACCTTGCATTAGAGTTGAATTGTGAACATGCAAACTTCTACGCAGCAATGGCATTGCCTGGCAGCCCATTGTATATGGAAGCAGTAAACAATGGTTGGGAATTACCACAAACTTTTGATGAGTTTGCGTTTTTATCTTACGATTGTAAACCACTACGAACAAAAAATTTATCTGGTGCAGAAGTATTGAAGTTTCGTGATGAAGCATGGCACAAATACTTTTCACATGAACCATTCTTGAATCTTGTTGAAACCAAATTTGGTTTACAATCAAGACAGAACATTGAGCAAATGTCCAAGATTAGATTGAAAAGGAAAATACTAGGTGACTAAAGAAGAACTTAGAGCATTTGAAGATAAGATAGCAGATCACTTCAACAATGGTCGTATTCGTGCGCCTGTGCATCTATATTATGGTAATGAATATGAGATGATCAAAATATTCAAAAACATTCGTTCAATAGATTGGGTGTTTTGTTCATGGCGTTCACACTATCAATGCCTACTTAAAGGTGTGCCACCAGATGTGCTTGAAAAAGATATTC